ATCTTTCCAACCCGCAGTGATCTGACCAATAAACAAGTTGATCTCTGGCGGTACGCTGATGCGGCAGGTGTATGTCACGCCCTGCTGTATGTACCATAGACCAGCCTCGCTCTGTGGTCGCACGGTGGAAAAGGTTGCAGACATGGTTGAAAAACGCAAATCAAAGGAAATTGAACATGGCAGCAAGTAACTGGAAAAAAGCGTTTGAGCAGATGTTGGCGAGCGAGGGAGGTTATGTTCACCACCCGTCTGATCCCGGAGGGCGGACAAACCTTGGAGTTACTCAGCGTGTCTGGGAAGAGTGGGTGGGTCGTGAATCGAATGAGAAAGAGATGCGTTCGCTGACCCCTGAGATGGTGGAACCCCTGTACAAGCGCAAGTTCTGGGACGCATGCCGCTGCGACGACCTCAAATCGGGTATTGACTATCTGGTTTTTGATTTCGCGGTCAATGCGGGGTGTGGTCGCAGCGCAAAGATTCTACAGACCGCTGTGGGTGTAACGCCTGATGGCGGGATTGGACCAATCACCCTAGCCGCTGTAAACGCCATCCCTGAAGCCGAGCTGATTGAGAAATTCAGCCAAGCCAAGGAAGACTTTTATCGGTCGCTGAATACCTTTGAGACATTCGGCAAAGGCTGGCTGAACCGAGTTGCGGCAGTTAAAGTTAAAGCTACCACAATGCTTGGATAGAGAGTAAAATGTGTGATAAGGCGCTTTGGGATAAATCGCAGACAATTTCCATCAGGGAAGCGCTATGACGACCTCATTCACCCTAACTTACGATAATTTAGTGTCTACGATCAAGCAATATCTTGAGCGTAGTGACGCTTCCGTCGTTGAAAGAATCCCCACCTTCATTACCTTGGCTGAGTTCGAGATTGCTCAGCAGATCAAGACGCTTGGGCAGATTCAGGTTGTGCAAGCCAACATGAGTATTGGCAACCCTATCCTGCAAAAGCCAGCAAGGTGGCGCAAAACCGTCTCCATGACCGTCAATACAGGCACACAGAAGAGCCCTGTATTCCTGCGCAAGTTTGAGTACCTGCAGTCATACAACAACGAGGGATCGACGGGTCTGCCGATCTATTACGGCGACTACGACTACGACCACTGGCTGGTTGCTCCGACCCCTGATGATGACTATCAGTTTGAGGTTCTGTACTACGAGCGGCTTGAGCCATTGTCGTCGGAGAATCAGACGAACTGGATCACGAACAATGCCCCAAATGCGATGCTATTTGGCACGCTTCTTCAAGCGGTGATCTACCTCAAGGATGATCAGCGCCAAATCTTCCAACAGAAGTACGACATGGCGATGGCGGCGCTCAAGGCAGAGGATATTACTCGCGTGGGTGATCGTTCTGCGGTCGTCGTGGATTCGTAAGAGGAAATTATGTACGCAATCTACATCATTACTTGCAAGGTAAATGCCAAGCAATATGTTGGCATCACCAATGATTTGTCACGCCGTTGGCGCAGACATCGTAATGCTAATGATAGTCATTTGCTGCATAAGGCTATTAAAAAACATGGGGTTGATAATTTTATTTTTACCCATATTGCCGACGCATTTGATGTTGATTCTGCAAAACTGATAGAGCAAATACTGATTGCTGAGCACAACACATTTTCACCAAGCGGTTATAACTTGACCAAAGGTGGAGATGGAACTTTTGGTTATAAACATACTGAAGAATCAAAAGCACAAAGTCGTGAGTCAAACCTGAAAGCATGGTCTGATCCTGAATTGAGAAAGCGGCTTGGGGAAAAAATCAGCTTGGTAAAAAAGGGCAAGCCCTCTCCCAAGAAAGGAAAGCCGAGCGGTAAAAAAGGAACGCACCAATCGCCAGATCATATTGCCAAGCGCATGGCTTCATTTCAGGCGACAATGGCAATAAAAAAAGCAAAACAATCATCTGAATCCGGAGTAGAGGCATGACCACCTACACGAATCCTTTTACAGGTCAGACACTCTCCCCGTCACAGGTGGGATATGAAGAGCTGACCATCTCCGTTGACACTGCGCTTCAATGGCCCGTCAACGGCAACACATCGAATGTCGTCGCCTCAATCATCGAGGTAAACGCAACAGTCGCAAGCCTTGACCTCCTAATGCCATCGGCGCAGCAGGTATCGACTGGTCAGAGCGTACTGATCCGCAACATCGGATCAAACGCATTCACCGTCACAGACATCTCTGGCAACACGATCGTATCGATCGCCTCTGGGATCGCTGAGTACATCTATGTGACTGACAACACCACCGACAACGGCGTGTGGGAAGCATTCACATTCGGTGCAGGCACATCAGCCGCTAACGCAGCAACGCTTGCTGGCTACGGTCTGACAGCGATCAACACGACACTTAACCAGACATATCAAGAGTCGTCAGTCTTTTCTGATGTCACGCTGAACAACACATACCGCGCACAGTTCTTGGTGTGGTCAAGTGGCGTAGGAACGATCACACTGCCTACCGCATCATCGGTCGGCAACGGCTGGTTTGTGATGGTTCGCAACGGCGGATCGGGCATTGTGACGCTCACCCCAAGCGGAACAGACACGATCGACACAAACGCCACGCAGCAGCTACAACTGACTGAGTCGCTTGTAATCGTCTCCAACGGATCGAGCGGTTACAGCACCTTTGCATACGGTCGCAGCAACACCTTTGCTTACACGCAGCTTGCAAAGACAGTCACGACAGGCACATATACCCTGAGCGCTGTTGAGTATGCCAATGTGGTGCAGGAATACTTCGGTGCGCTCACAGGTAATGTGATCATCGTTCTGCCATCCACGGTTCAGATTTATTACCTGAACAACCAGACAACAGGCGCTTACTCAATCACATTCAAGACCTCGGCTGTAGGTGCAGCCACGGTGACGGTTCCTCAGGGTCAGACGCTGACGGTGGTTTGTGATGGCACGAATGTCTACAACTCAAGCTCGGCAGCGGGTGGATCGATCACATCATTGACGATAGGTCCCGGCTCTGCCGCATCCCCATCGCTGAACTTCACTGGTGACACCAACACAGGTATCTATCAGCCAGCCACAGATCAAATCGGATTCTCCTTGAACGGCTCTGCCGCCATGACGCTTACAGCTACAGGGTTGGCTGTTCCAGCAGGTATCTCTGGGGGGACATTTTGAGCGCGAAGGTTATATCGCTCAATATCCTCCCCGGCATCCAGCGGGACGGAACGATATTCGACTCCACGATGTATGTGGATGGGAGATGGGTGCGCTTTCAGCGTGGTCGCCCCCGTAAGATGGGTGGCTACAAGGGCATCTTCCAGAACGCTACGAGCATCTCCCGTGGCATGATCATGAACCCGAACAATGGACTGAACTATGTCTATTCGGGATACAACAACGGTCTAGAGTACTGGGTCACCGATCACGATGACGGCGTGGGGTCAGGTCCGAACCCCATCACGATGACCTCAGGATTCACCGCAAGCGACACAAACTTGTGGCAGTTTGATATTGGTTACGACACCAACGGAAGCGGCTCAGAGACGATCGTGGCGCATCCGGGGCAAAACCTCGTGCACATCGATAACTCGGTCGATACACCTGTCCTGATCGGAAATTACCCCGGCGGTGCGATGTCCTCCGTGGGTCAATTTACAGCCTCTGTGGCGCTTAATTCGACCACCACAGGCACGATCACAGGCACAGATGCTCGTGTAGGCGCAGGTCAGCTCGTAACTGGTACTGGCATCCCTTCTGGCACGACGGTCGTGAGCGCTACCCCATCGGGCGGTAACACAAGCGTGGTGTTCTCTAACGCCGCAACCGTGACATCAACAGAGACGCTGACATTTGACAACCAGATCAATGTATCTGGCGGCTGCGTTCTGATCTATCCATTCTTGTTTGTGTACGGCAACAACGGTCTGATTCAGAACTCGTCAGCGGGTAACTTTCAGAATTGGGTGGCGGCAGATGCAAACGCAAACAATGTGGCGACAGGCAAGATTGTTAAAGGTCTGCCTGTGCGTGGCGGTACTACTTCTCCTAGTGGCTTGTTCTGGTCACTGGACAGTCTCATTAGGGTGTCCTATGCCCCCCAAACCGTAGGCTCTGGAACGATTTACTGGCGCTATGACATTATATCGACGCAGACATCTATACTCTCCAGTCAGTGCGTTATTGAGTATGACGGCATTTATTATTGGATTGGTACTGATCGCTTCTTGATGTACAACGGTGTCGTCCAAGAGATCACCAACAACGCCAACACCAACTTCTTCTTTGATAACCTGAACTACAACCAGCGACAGAAGGTGTGGGTCAGCAAAGTCCCACGCTTTGGTGAGATTTGGTGGTTCTACCCATCAGGTGACTCCGAAGAGTGCAACAACGCTATTATTTACAATGTGCGTGAGAAGATTTGGTACGACGCAGGCTTTGCGCTTGGCGCTCGCCGCTCGGCTGGTGTGTTCTCTGAGGTCTTCCGCTTCCCTATCTGGGCTGGCAACGAAGAGGAAGGCGGCAACACGATCCTGTGGCAGCATGAGACAGGCGTGAACCGTGTGAACCTCACGCAAGAGACAGCGATCCAAAGCTTCTTTGAGACGAATAGTATCGGCTGGGTGAATGGTGGACCGGGTCAATCCCAACCCGCTGGCAACAATGTCTGGATACGGCTTGAGCGTATTGAACCCGACTTCGTGCAGTCCGAAGAGATGTCTGTGGTCGTCACAGGTAAGGGCTACGCAGAGGATGTAGACGAGGTCTCTGACCCATACACATTCGATCCTGACACGCTCAAGGTGGATATGCGTCAGCAGCGCCGTGAGATGCGCTTGCGATTCCAAAGCAATGTCGTCAATGGCAACTATCAGATGGGTCGAGTTCTGCTCTCCGCTGAGATTGGCGATGTCCGCTCGACAGGAAACCCATAATGGTCACCTACGATCCTCGCAACATGACATGGGATCAGTGGTGTCCTCTGATGGCGGAGCTGTTCGCTGGTCAGCAATTAGGTACTCTGCCAGAGGAGCGGTGGAAGGAGTGGGGCGATGGTATGGCAGGAATTGGCTACTTCATGAATTCAGCCGTCCCCACCACGCATAATTTTGATAATTGGCAAGACTGGGCAAAGGCGCTAGTCGGCATTATGAGTATTGAGAGATAACTATGGCTGATAGCGGATACGAACCATCACAAGCCGACATGGATTACATGACCAACTACTATGCCGCACGAGATGCTGGCATGGACGCTGGTCAGGCGCAACAGGCTGCAATGAATCAGCTCATGCAGAGCACTTACGCTGCTACGCCGACCCCTATTGATACCGCAGGATTGACCGCAGAAGCCCCTAACTGGGCTGGAACACCTACCCTGTACTCAAATGATCAGGGTGTTCAGGGTGTGTTGACGCAGTACGGGGTAGTAAGCCCAACATCATTTAACACTCTGGCAAAGCCGGGCGAAAGAATCACCGCAGACACCCCTGTTCAAGAGATTGGTGAGGGCGGTCTGAAGCTGTACCTCAGAGACCCCAATGACCCAGAATCCAAGACATACGAAAACACAGGCATCCCTTCGATTGCTGGCACGCTATCTAGTCAAGCCTACGCCCCAGCAAGGAATAAGGGCGTATTAGGTACGCTTGGCGGTGACTTGCTAGAGGCTGCTAAAGACCCCGCCTTCCATAAATTTTTAGCTGCTGCTGCTGCCATCACAGGCGGTGGTTTGGCGCTGAATTCCGCATACGGCGTGGGCGGTCTAGGTTCAGGTGCAATCGCTACCCCAATTGAGTTGGGTGGGGCAATAACAGGAACAGAGCTAGGTGCTGGTGGGACTGGTGGAGTTGGAAGCTTTGTTGGCCCTTCAGGCGCAGGTGAATTCATCGCCGCTGATGCCGCAGCAAGTGCCGCAGGGCAGGGCGCATTTGATCTCGCCGCTGGCTTGGGTATGCCGCTTGATCAGGCAGTTACATCAGGTCTAATCACAGGCAGTGGCGCATTGACTGACGCTGGCGCTGCGGCGCTATTAGGCACGGCAGGTGGCGCTACCTCTGGTCTCGGTGGATTGAGCGGATCGCAGCTATTCCAAGCCGCAAGGATGGGTCTGCCAGTAGTAGGATCGCTGTTAGGCGGCTCTCGCGCAGGAAGCGGTCAAGGCGGTCAGGGCGGTCAGGGTGGGGCAACCACTCAGGTGAGCGCCAATGGCCCGTGGAACACCTTCATGAATCCGACCATGATCAGGCAGGAAATTGTTGAGCAGAAACCCATCATGAACAACCCAGAGTTAGCAACGATCTACGGTCAGCTTGACCCATACCTTGGCAACCAGCTCGCTCAGTCAGGGATGATCCCTGCAAATCTAGGCGGTGGCTCGACAATCGCTAATGTCCCAAGCGTGAACTACTACAGCTACGGATCAGCCCCACAGACTGACCTGTCTTCATACGGTCAGAGCTTGCTTGGTGGCGCTCCATTGATGGCAGCCAAGGGCGGACAGATCGGTGACGAGAAGTTCCGCAAGACAGCGCTAGGTGGGAACACACAAGCACTGTTTGAGCAAGCCAAGAGCCTAATGAACCCTAGCGCAGATGTTGGTGCGTTGGCTGGATTCAGCGATGGTGGTGATGCCCATGTCCCTGAGTTCATCACTGGGGCAACAGGTCACTATGTGAAGGGTCGTGGAGATGGTCAATCGGACGATATCCCTGCGATGCTTGCTGATGGCGAGTATGTGTTCGATGCGGACACGGTTGCCCAACTTGGCAACGGATCAAGTGACGCAGGAGCCAAAGTCCTTGATAAAATGAGGCAAGCAATCAGAGCGCACAAGCGGTCTGCCCCTGATGATGAAATCCCACCAAAGGCTAAATCACCCCTTGAGTACCTCAAGGAAGGAATGAAGAGGAAATAATCATGGCACTTACCCAAGGCGGTGCGCTCCCCAGTATTGGTACTCAGCAGACGCAGACTACCACCACACCTAGCTGGTACACCGACTACCTACAGGGCATCGCATCGAGCGGTGCGTCGGCTGCGGATAACGCTAAGTTCATTGGTTTTCAACCAATGCAACTTCAATCTTATGACCTAGCCCAAAAGAATGTCGGAAACTACCAACCAACGCTCGACACAGCAACTGGCGCATTGAAGTCTGGCATCAGCTCGACAAGCCCACTTGCGGCAGGTCAACCATACCTGACATCTGCGGCTGTTCCGACCTATGAGACGGTAGACAAGTATATGTCTCCGTATGTGCAGAATGTTGTCAGCCAGATCGGCAACCTCGCACAACAGAATATGTTGCAGAATGTCGCACCACAGGCAACCGTGGGTGCTGTAGGCACAGGTCAGTTCGGATCAAAGCGTGGCGCAGAGGTGCTAGGACAGACACTAGCGAACTACGGGCAGCAGACGCTTGGTCAGCAGCTCAATGCGCTCAATACTGGCTATCAGAACGCACTGACTCAGGCAGGTCGTGACGCAACACTACAGGCACAGATCGGTCAGACAGCGGGTCAATTGGCATCGGCTGGTCAACAGAACCTCATCAATGCGGGTGCTGTAGGCGGTAACCTCGCAAGCACAACCCAGCAGCTTGGGTTGGGTGATGTGAACGCACTGAATATGCTTGGAACGCAGCAGCAGCAGATTCTACAGGCTGAGCAGCTATTCCCATTGCAGATGGCACAAGCCAAGGCTGGGCTGATGCAGGGTATCAATGTGCCGACATCGGTGCAGTCTAACTACCTTGGCCCAATCCCCGGCGCATATCAGGCATCACCGCTTGCACAGATCGCTGGTATCGGATCGTTGTTGGGTGGCATCAGCCAGACACCATTTGGGCAAGGAATTGGTAACTTGATAAGCGGTCTAAGACCTGAGTCGCCCGGATTTGTTGATTGGTCTGTCCCTAATGCTGGAATAAATGCAGGTACTTTTGTTCCTCCAGCAGGCACTGATCCGCTGGGTGACCTTATTTCTCAATTGCAAGGACCGTAAGGAATAAATCATGGCGACATCAACTGGCGCATTACCTTCAGCTCCTGTTGGGATTGGTTTAAATCCAGAAGCCCAGCAAGAATATGTTGACGCATTAAACAGGCAACTGCAAGCGCTTGAAGAGCGGCAGGGCTTCAACCTTTTTAACCTTGCGGGTGCGTTCTTGAATCCCGGTCGCACTGGTTCGTTCGGTGAGGCTTTGGGTAACGCATCAACAGCACTCGGAACGGACTTGCAGCGCCAAGAGGCGCGTGAGCTGCCTATCGCCCAGATGCGTGCGCAGATCGCAGGTCAGAAGTATGAGATGCAGAAAGAAGCCGCTGGCATGAAGATGCTTTCTGAGGCTGCTAACGCATCAAATTT